GCCATACTGATTGCCCTTGGCGATATACTCACCGTTGCTGGTATGGATGATGAGCGTGCCAATGTCAACCAACGCCCGCACCTCTTGCTTGGTCTTGCCCGCAATAACAAAATATACCGCGTCGTTATCCACAGTGGGCGTGGACACGGGGAATGATTGATAGGTGCCAATCCGCGATGCCCATACAGATTGTGGCTGGTTGATGCTGTTGGCATAAATCAGACGTTGCTGATATGCGCCAATCACCGCCGGATAATCGCTGGCAGTGGCGAACATCGCCAACTGGATCGGTGGCTGAATTGAGATCAGGGGGATTATTCCTGTATCCACAAAGGTGACGGTGCCAGAGGTGCCGATATAGCAATATGAGCCGTTCTCCTTCCTATAGATATTGTATTTCTTTACGCCAGTGATGGCGGTCCAAAGAACAGTATTATACGTTGTTACCGAAAGACCGTATGAAGACGTGCAGTTAGCTTCATTTGATACTAAACTTTCCTCGCCATTATCGGGATTGATGGCAGTGACAACGTAGGTCCACGGTATCGTTCCTGGCCCGGTAACTTGGGTGGCCAATGCGCCAACCGGAGCCATCTGCGTATTGCCAACTGGAGCATATGAGAAGGCCCAATTCGTCTGCGAGTTGTGCTGTAACCGCGAGGGGTAAAAATCCTGCCCAGCGAAATACATCACATCGTTGATCTGAGCGTACTGGAATATCGGGAGGCTCACTTGGGGGATATTTGTGGGGATCTCGAACGCCGTGGTAGGAGCTGGCTCCTTGAACCAATACGCATCACCACCGGCGGTTGGTGTTGGCTGGAAAGTCCAAAATGAGGTGCTGCCAACGACTGGATTCCAAAAAGTTGGATGTGCCGCTGGGACGTATCCAATACAAGGCAAGGTGATGGGGGTAATGCAAACGTAATAAACACCGGAGTCCACCACATGGTCACCGAGCGCATACATGCTGCCAGAATCCCAGGCGGGAAATCCGGCGGGACTCAAGGTGTATTGGCAGTAATAAACATTCCCACTATACAGCACCCGGTCGCCGGTATTTGCCGTTCCGGCGCCAGTTGGTAATGTGACAACGGTTGGGCATGGGATGGTGGACCGTGGAGCAACCGCCAGCCAATTGGTGGTATCAACGCCTGGACCAAGCCCGCCAGTGACAGCGTTCACGGCTAGATAAATCTGCCCGCTTAGGGCGCCAGCCAACACCACACGATCATTGGCTATATACGCCTGCGTTACAAGCCATGCCGGAGGATGTTCTATGCGCGATGAGTAGAAATACTCGCCGCCATTGCTGGCCAAACCGCCAATATCATATATGGTCCCGACGGTCCATGCGTGATAATCCGTCAACGCCACCGGGCTGGAATCGTTATACCATATTCGCAGACACAGGTCGCCGAACTCCAGCACAAACCCCGTGCTGCCGACAATGAATGGCTCTATACGAGTGAACGCACCCGATTGTTTGACCGGCTTGACGTAATATGTACCTGGCCGATTCTCCCATGCCCCTTGCCGCGTCACCAAGCCATTATGCGATTGCCGCAAGCCCGATGCGTACTTTGCCTGGTCAACACGACCCCACAACTGAGGCGAAAGAACGCCACCTGCCGCCGACCTTTGCGCTAGAGAAGTTACGGTCATGCCACCCCCGGCAACCGACGCATTGACAGCGGATAGCCGGCAACAGGCATGGACGCCACTTCTGTAGCAGGGCATGCCAGATTGCCGAGGGCAACTTTTGGTTGAAGTAGTGCCATGGCTATTTAAGTCCGAACCGTGCTTGGACGGCCTCGGCCTGCGTCGTGATATGGGGAATGTCGCTCTGGCTCTCGTTGAACGCCACCGCCCTCACTCTCTGTTCCAGATGCTCGAACATCTTGATGGCTGTCTCACGCCGGCTGTCGCTGATCGCCAAACCATATGACAGGTCAACCGCCAGCTTCCAGGTGAACAGGTCGGCAAAGTCGTGCGGCCAAAGCGTAGTATCGGTGATCTGCGCGGTGTATTTGCAGATGGCGTTTTCCAGGTCGGTGTAGATCAACCGGCCCTGGGCATCGCTGCCGGTACTGAACGACCACGGCATTGCATCGCCCTCTGGCTTGCGCCAAGGCTCGGGCTGTGATACCAATGCTGGCGGCGTCCCAACCGATGTTTCATTGATGGTTGGAAACAACTTGCGGATGGCCAACGCGTCAGACGGATAGCGATACGAGAACAGCCATTCCTGGGTCGCCCTCACGCCCACCGCCGACACTTGCACCAACGTCGCTTCCTTGGACGCCCATGGCCACGGGAACGAGCGCAGCAGTTCATCGCGGGCATGAACCCAATGCACGGATACTTGCTGGCTGGCGAGGGAACCGTCGGTGGCCGTCCCGCCGGTAGGATCGAAGCTGGTGATGATCTGCGTGTGCCCGATCCGACTCAGCGCGATATTGGCAATCTGAACGTCGGATGATGGCGAGGTCATAGCCTAATGCTCCTGGGCGAGCGGTCAGGCTTGCCCTACGCAACGTAGCCGGGTGGCTGCTTGACTTGGTTCGAGATCGTGGTCTGAGGGATGTTGGCCGGTGGATTGGCCGGGTCGATCAGTGGTGCCAACGCCGCGCCTTCCGGGTACAGCTCCATCCAACCCATGGGTTGGCCGCGACCAGCCCCGGAGAAGTCCTGCATGCTAAGCAGGGTGAAATCCTCGCCAGGGCGCCGCATGACGCACTGATGCAGATTCTTCTTGGGGTTGTTGGGATCGGGTCTGGGATAGCTGCCAACCGCGATAGCCCGAACGCGAATACGACCATCTGGCATCGTCGCGCCCTCAACATCCTTGAGGAACTTGACGTGATCCTCGGCAGCCTGGAGAGAGGCCAGCTTCTCGTCGTTGTCCGGGTCTTTCTTCACCTCGCTAGCCACATCCGCCAACACCGCAAGCGCGGCATCTAGTTTGGCGGATTGCGGCTTCTTCACCTTGGCTCCATCCTTTGGGGGAATGGTGGGGATGGGGGGATTACCCTTGAGCGTGGCAACATCCGCCGCCGGCGCCGGGGTCGGCGCAGGCGGTTTCGGTTGCTCGTCTTTGGTCCAAGAATCCTTGGCCATGAAGCTCTCCTTGTGAATGATCTACAGGACGGTGTAGCCGGCCGCGTAGGGGTGGTTGTCCACCGCATTGTCGTTGGACAGCCAGGCGTTGAACACGCCATTGCCGCCGCCAGCGCCACCGATACGCACGCCGAGGCGATAGTAGCGGCAGTAGGCGATATCCGGGGACAAGCGCGGCAGCTTGATGATCTTCTCCCAGCCAGCCACCATGGCGGTCATAACAACCGCTTCGGAAACCAGCGACGGCACCGAGACGATGTTCAGCGGCGAGCCGAAGCTGGTGTCGCTGACCGATCCCTGGAACAGGAATTGGTAGGTCGAACTGGCGCCGCTAGCTGCCGTGGCGCACTGGATGATGAGGCAGACATCGTTTCCGGCCCCAAGATCGCACGCTTTCAGGGCATCGTAGTAGTCCCCGCTGAAATTGTCGGTCTGGACAGTCGGGTTGTAGGCGTCGAGAAGTTTTTCCTGTTTGACGAGAATCATGGCTTGGCTCCAGTTGGAGATTGGTTAGGTAGGGGATGAGGATTCCATTTCTTGACGCTTATCCCCCGGTCCCACCACAGAACCGAGGGTGCGTCCCACCAAGGAGTGGGGTGGGGGAAGAACCGTGATTAGGTCACTCGGCCCTCGCTGTTGACGAGCTGATCGCAGTTGTAGATCGGCGCATCCTTGAACATCATCACCTTCCGACCGTCAACATCCTCGTAACGGAGTTGGTTGGTGATCTTGTTCAAGACCTGGATTTCCAGCATCTCGCGCACGGTACGGTTGCAGTAGAAGGCGCGGCATCCGCCCGAGGGCAGCGGCATGGCCGGATTGCCAGAGGTCGAGGCAGGAGTGCTGATGCTCGGCAAGCGGTAGTACGCCTTGGTCATGCACTTGAGCAGGTCCGTGGCATACGTCTCGTTGACGAGGTTGTTCACGTCGATGTTGCAGATTCGGGCGTTTTGGCGCCAGTCGGGAACCTTGATGCCGCCAGTCCAGGTGAACTGATCGACATACGCCTTGAGCAGTTGGCTGGGATAGCCAGCCGTCACGGTGAGAGGCACGATTCCGAGATCCTCATGCTGGAGGCCAGCCGGGGTGCCGACGGGGAAGATACCGGAGAACGATTCCTCGCCATGGCTCAACAGCCACATCGAAGTGTTGGCCGAAGCCGTGCCACCACCATCGATGACGTTCTGAGCGCTCAGCGCGGTGCCACTGGTGATCGTGGCGTAGCGCGGGGTGAGGCCGTTGAACGTGGTCGCGTCCAGGGTGGCATCGCCGTAGAAGATAAGGTAAGCCATCTCCTGCGACATTGCCTCGAAGAACGCCTTGGCCTTGTTCCACCGATAGGCGGCGGCGTTGGCCTGGAGATTGGCCAGCACCACATCCACGTTGGACCATGCTTCGATAATCGCCATGGTGTCGTCGAACTGCGCTTCGCGGGTGGTCGAGGCGGCAACCGCCTGGCCGATCTGGCGCGTATAGACGGTGGGCAGGGCGATGCGGACGGAAGTGCGGTTGACCATCACCCCGTTGCCTTCCTGCCAACGCATCTGATTGAGGATTTCGTTGGACTGACCGAGTAGTTCAACGATGGCGGATGCCTTGCCGCTGGGATCGCGTGATTTCGCCCAGTTCGAGAGAGTATCCACGGTATTGCCGATGACGCCCATGATTTGTTCCTATGCTTTAGTTGGGTTGGGGATTGGTCTTATTTGGGACGCATTGAGGGGAAGAAGTCGATTGCCGAGATTTGCTTTGCCGCACCACCGGGAGTATTGCTCACACCAGCGGACGAATCCTCGGCCATCGCCAGGCCAGCCCGCGCCAGCATGCGGAAGAAGCCGCGATGATTCCCGAACGGGGACTTGGCCAGCGCCTCCGCGAAATCCGGGTCGGCGTAGCGACTGATGAATCGCTTGACCGCCTTCTGAGACTCCGGCAACTTGTCGCCACCATAGTCCTTATCAGACTTCGTCTCGGTCTGCCAATCGGTCCAGAGCTTGTCGAAGGACGCCTTCTGCTCGGTGGCCACCTTGGTCTGCATGCCCGCGACCAACTTGGCGCGATCTTCGAGAACGTGCTGCGCCATCTCGGCGCTCATCTTATTGGCCTTGGCGAACTCGGTCACCGCCGCCACATCGGCGTCCGTCAGCGGCGCTTTCTCTGGAATCTTGAGGTCGTACTTGACCTCGGGGGGAACATCGGCCTTCGCTTCCGTTGCCATAAGGGACACGGGCTGCGTTGCCGGCTTGTCGCCCGGCTTGGTTTCGGCGGTGGCAGCAGCGGCGGGTGTCGCGGTGGTAGCGGGCGTAGTGGATGCGGCTGCCTGGGTAGCCGCAGGGGTGACAACAGGCGTGGTGGCGGGCGTGGCCGCGGCAGCCGCGATAGCAACGGGAGCCGGCGGTGGCGAACCAGCCGCCGGGGCGTTTGGGGGGGTGTCGAGTGTGGCGGTTCCAGGCATTTTATCCTCGTGTGGTGTTCTTATACAGATTCGCTAGGCGGTGTCAAGAAATACATCATTAGTGTTGTTTTCCTAGACGCGACCGGCCGTTGTCTAAACCCTTTGCGCCGCCAACTGCTTCCGTTTCTGGTCAGCAATCGCCCAATCCTGTAGC